ACAAAGTAGAGGATAAGCAGAACGCTAAATCTATATTAGCTAATCTATCTCTTATGAAAGCTAAAAGAGAAGCTACTGGAGGAGATTTCTTAGTTAATAGTAGACTTATTAAGAATAAAGAGGAATTACAGAAAAAGACGTTCGATCAGAGATACTTATTTATAGACGAGAACGAGATAGGAACTCAGCCTATACAGAACGCTATGTACGAGCTTCCTCAAAGTCAGATTAAAACAGACGTTCGGAACATGATATCTTGGCTTGACAACGAAGCTAAATACGATTCTAAGATAGACAGCTTACAGCAAGGAATTATGCCGGATAAGAGCATGACTAAAGCCGAAGCACAGCAAATACAAGCTAACGCTAACATGCAGTTATCAGTAAAGAATACTATTAAACAACGATTCTATAGAGATTACTATTTCCAATGGTGGAGAGGATACTTAGAGAACTTTAAGGATAGCGAAAAGAAACGGGTATTACTAAATGCAGATTTCGAATGGACTGGAGTAACGTTAGAAAAGGATCAGTTTATAACAAAGCAAATGCCTTATATTATGGTAGGTGCTACTGAGGATATAAACGCTATTAACGAGAAAGATAAGAACACGTTAACAATGCTCTATCCAATGATAGTAAACGATCCGGAAATTAAACCAGTTAATAAAGCTATCTTTAAGAGGCTTTATCTAAGGGCTACATGATTAAAACCTAATACTATAAATTCTATATTCGATTATACGCCTGCAGAAAGACAAGCTAAGAACTACGTAGACATGGTAAATCTTGGAGTTAAACCTACGAGCTTATTTAAGAGAACAGATTTAGACTTCTATACTGTATGGCTTTACATGCAAAAAGCAGAGGACGGAGATCTAAAATCTGAGATATTAGAAAAGCTTAGTGGATTACTCTTAGAGTTAGGAGAATCTCCTACTATGCCTATGAATAACGAAATGGCTAATAGTGCAGCAAATATAATGCTATCTCAATGACAGCCTTCTAAGGACGAGTTAATTACAAGAGATACAGTTAATTTAAATTCTAATATAGCATAATGGCGGATAAAATGATAAAGCTCGACGATCTCCTAAGAAGTAGAGGACGGGAGAAAATGAAAGAGTTAATTAAGCAAAGACAAATGGCTTTAGCTAATAAGATTATCTACGGCGACTGTATGGACGTAAAAGACGACCACTTAACAGCTTCAGACTTATTAAGAGCCGAAATGAGGTGCTTAGCACGGGTAGTAGAGAAACTACCTACGCAAATGATAGAGAATCCCGACTATAACGCAGACGAGGATATAGAGGAAATGGAGGATCAGGAAAGAGCAGACTTAATTAACGATATGTTTAAGCAAGAAATATAGTTTTATTCCCTAATTATATAACGTTATGAAACTTATTAAAGCTACTTACGTTAAAGCAAACAAGAGTTATTCTAAGCCTACTTCAGAATCTATGAGAGATTACAAAGTAAGGAAGCCTGGATACTCTATGGAGAGAAAGACTGTAAGCGTAAAGTTCCCTAAGGTTAAATAGGGACAACGGAAACTAATCAGCCGTAAAGAGAGAGAAAATGAGAGGTTTAATACCTAACATATCGCAGTTTGTGGATTTATGCAACAACAAATCCACTTCAGCTACGGTTATGACGCTTTATTACTAACCAAATGTAAACATGCCTGAAGAAGAAACTTTAGACACGATTCCTACTGAGGAATCAGAGGACTGAGAAGAAGTAGATTACAAAGCTCTCTACGAAAAAGAAAAGGAAAGAGCTGACAAGCGACAGTCCCGCTTTAAGAGTGCGAAAGCACAAGAGAAGGAGAAAGCTCAATACCAAATTGACGATAGCTATATCGACAAGAAGGTAAAAGAGGAACTATTCTTCGAGAAAAACTCCACAGCTAACGAGTTTAGGGAGGAGGTTAAGAAAATCCAGTCAGCGTATACATGAATGGACGCTCAAACAGCCTTCCAGTTATACTTAGCTAACAACAAACCTGAATTGCTTTCTCAAGCTAAATCTGCTACGGGAGTAGAGGGAATTACAAAAGATCCCGAACCTGAGAAAGACCGAAAAGACATGACGGACGCAGAGTTTAACGAATGGCGGAAAGCAAGGAAAGGTAAATAACCTTTTATCTTGTTTAACTTTTATTTACAAATGGCTCAAAATTTAGACGCTTTTATACCTGAGCTATGGAGTCGTAGAATCCAATACTTGACTCGCAATGCTCTTGTAGCTACTCAGATCTGTTCTTTCGAAGAACAACCTGACTTAAAATATGGAGATAGAATCCATAGACCTTACCCTAACGACTTAGTCGTTAATGATTATGTAAAGTATACTGACACAGTTCAGCAAGACTTAGTAGGAACTGACGAATACTTGGATATCGATCAGTCAAAAGAAATCTCTTTCGCTATCGACGAGGTAGACTGGATCCAAATGAAGTACGATCTCGAGAACTCTTACGTAGAAAGAGCAGCTTATAGATTAGCTAACGATATCGACGGAAACGTATTGGCTGAAGTTGCTAACGCTAACGTAACATGCGACGCTTCAGACTTATGAAGCTCTGGAGATATTGCATTATCTACTTCTAACTGTCTTAACGCTATCATGACTGCAGGTGCTAAACTTACAGCTAACGGTTGCGAAATGGATAAAACATGGGCTTTAGTAGTTTCTCCTAAATCAGCTTCAGTTATAGCTCAAACTGTAGCTCAAGACTGATTCAGCTTAGCTGACTTGGCTCTTAAAAATGGATATGCAGGAAACTTCGCAGGATACAAAGTATATTCTTCTAACAACGTAGCTCACAATAGAACTATTAGCTTCTCAAGCGTAGTTGCTACTGACGAAATCGTTATCGGAGGAGTTACTTTCACTTTCGTAAGTTCTCTTTCTACTACTCCAGGAACTGTTCTTAAAGGTGCTAATGACGCTGCAGCTTTAGCTAACTTAGCAGCTGCTGTTAATGGTGCTTCAGGAGCAGGAACTACATACGTAGATATCTCAGCTGCTGACAGAGCTAAATTAAAGGGAGTTAGAGCTCACTTAGACGGATCTACTGGAGTTCTATCTACTGCATGAGCTGTAGCTGTAAGTTCTCCAGATACTACTATTACTGTAGGAAACGCTACAGAACACGCTATCTTGTGTAGACCAGGTGCTATCGACTTAGTTATGCAACAAAATATCGACGTTAGAAAGACTCCATTACCAAAGCAAAAAGCTGACTACTACATTATATCTTGTATTTACGGAAAGAAAACTTTCACAGAATGAGAAGATAGAATGGTAGATATCAAGATCGCTGCTTAGTAAAGTCATTATATACAAGGGGTAGGGAAACTTACCTCTTGGAATAAAGATTTTATATAAAATATTATAGCTAATGGACGTATCTAACATAATAACTCTATCGAGAAATCAGACAGGAACTCCGGCTTGACAGATAGCCGACGCTGATTATCTTAACTATCTAAATATTATCTATAAAGATATATTCTCGAGATTATCCGTTAATTCGAGGAAATACGCCCGACAGAGCTTTACAACAGGCGTAAATGCGGGACAGGCTGAATATATATTACCGCAACCATGAGAGGATAGCACAGGGCTAAAACTTGTTTTAGCTGCTTTTCTTAATGGAAAGAAAATTCCTTTATACGATTCAAGCTTATATAATAGCTACCAGGACGTAACAGATCCTAAACGACATGAAAAACCTTACGGAATACTAAGGGACGGAAGTATATTCTTAATCCCTATTCCTAAGGAGGACGGCGAATTATACGTAGAAGGTAAATATATTCCTTTAGACTTAGAATTAACAACGACAAGCGACGAGATAAAATTAGCACCCGAATACCATAATATCTTAGTTAAAGGTCTAAATTCTCTTGTATTTTGAGAGAAACAGGTATTCGATAAGCAACAATTACGAGAAAGTTATTACTTACAAGCTATACAGCAAATGCAAACTGAGGGCTGCTTCGAAAATGAAAGTGGATACTTAGTAATAGATCCTGATTTATCTTTCCTTGAGTAAAAACATGGTAGATATAAAAAGACAAGATATAACGTTAAGCGACTGGACTAAAGGAATCTCAGCTGACGAGTTCGCCTGAGGTAGCTATTTCTATTCTGAAGGTATTAGTTCGGGATATTCTACTAAAGGTTTTGAGTTAGGATACGATATAAGAAAAATACTATTAAATAATAGGGGCGACGGAGGTAAAGCTGTCGCAGCAGTTCCCGTAGGAGGATACGGTTTTTCCGTATTTACTAAGGACGGAGATATAGAAATGGAGGTTTCGTATAATGGGAATAATAAAGGTGCGTACTTCCAAACTGTGGGACAGAGTACAACTAACGATCCTTACCTAAATGGACTCGCTTATGGTAGTTCTTTAATAGGTATTAGGGAGAACAAAGTAGATATTATCCAGTATAATAACTTATTTAGCACTACTGAATTATTATCTAATCCTACGTTTAATACTTCTACAGGACGAACGGTAGGAACTGGGCGAACTATTGGGGACGACGGAGCAGAACACGCTACAGGTAATACAGGAACTTTAACCTCTACTCCAAGTGGAACTCCTTATACTACTTCAGATATATTCAGGTGTGCTTTACATATTACATGACGAACAGCAGGAACTATTAAGGTTAGCGTAGGAAATAACTCTATAACTTTTAGTTCCAAAGCCGAAGGACGATATACAGCAAGTTTAAAAGGAGCTTCTACAACAGTATTAACTATAACTCCGAGTTCTACGTTTGACGGAACTATTAAGGAAGTAAACTTAAATAAATACGAGGAAAGTCAGATTACAACTTTAAATATTTACTACGGATCTATAAGCGATACGCACCCTGCTTTAATATGGGAGTGAGATTTATACGTAGCTACAGGAAGCCGAGTAAATATTATAAATTTATCAGATAATTGAGTAACATATAAACAGTTAGTAGATAAGAACTTTAAGATTATAGCAATGACGCAGCAAGCGGGAAATATAATTCTATGGGCTACTGACGGACACGATTCAAGACAATATTACCGAAATGGAGTAGACGCAGTCGCTACAGAGGTAATCGAGTGGAAAGGACTTATAATCCAATGTGCTACAGGAACGGAAACAGTATCTTACGTATTAGCTACTTCGGGGGCTGTTTCATGATTAGTAGACGGATACGAATATAGATTATATGCAGTAAGTGGATATCAAAGAAACCTTATAGCTTCTAAACTATTCCAATTAGGAAGTAATAACTATTTAGAGATAGATCATTATAACGCAAATAAGAAATTCGACTTTAACGACGTAACAAACGATAAGGGAATGACTATTTTCTTGGATAGTCTATATATTCCAGGTTGCGACTGAGTTTATAAGTATGGATACGACATTCCAGGATTAAGAAGCTCTCGGACAAGACCAGTAAAATATGACACGGGGGCTACTAATATAGTTATGGGACAAGAAGGAAATTATTTAGGAATATGTTTTGAATTAAGCGACAGTAATTACTTAACGTTAGTGGATAATAGATTATATAACGATACTGGATTTATAGTAACTGAAAGTATTTATCGAGATAAACTCTCTACGAGAAAATCTTTAGAGAAGTTAAAAATCTGATATAAGAACGTAGCTTCAAGCGTAGGAAACATAAAGATTTATGCTATCGTAGACGATACATATTTCCGGAGATTCCGACCTTCAGCTACTCCTACTAAACGACCTGAGATCGGGGACGTTTATAGCGTAGCTAATAATACTACAGGAAAAGTTATAGACGTAGATAAAACTAATGGAGTAATAACTTTCGTAACTTTAAGCGATACCGGAAGCGTTCCAGGTTTCGCTAATCAGACTTTAACTAAAGTTAGTGGAGAATGAGATAATTCTATAAGCGTAGGTTATAACTACGACAACATGTGTTTAATTAAGACAATAGAAAGTGCTACGCAAGGTTATGGATCAGATTTAATATTCTGAAAGAATTTTGTTAATAACTACATTCCATACTGGTATAAAATCCAGTTTGTAATTGAATTAAATAGTAACGACAATAGTTTATCTCCGGAGATATACGAAATAAGCATGATATCGGATATTACCGACGTGGTTTTATAATTTATTCTTTAATCTATGGTGCAAGAAGTCCAAACATGAGTAGGAATATATAACGAAACGACTCTCGAAACTATCGAAGCTATAGGAACGAGTAGTTTTAAGATTAAAGAATGAAGGCAGACTACGCCTCGCTATTTATGAGAAGTTACAGGATCGGGAACAGTTAATCGGCACTATGTATCTCCTAATGTAGATAGCGGAATGATTATGGGAACTATGACGATATCCGATATGGTAGGTAAAGCTGAGTATTCTATTAGTAACGGTTGAATACGTGTTCCGTTCGCAGGAACTTATAGGATAACCTATCGGGGAACGGTAGGAAGTGCAGTAGCAGATACAACGCTTTACTTAAAAGCAGGAACGGAAAGTAATTCCCCTACCCTATGGACTAAAACCTATAATACATGGGGAGTAAATGAGAGTGGATCGGTAATAGTAGACTTAGGTAAATTCGATATAGTAACCCTTCGGGTACATTGGTATTATACTTCGACTTATGCGAGTGGGGACTTATCGAATACCCTAAACGTAACAATACAACAACTTTAATTTATAAACTTTATAACAAATGGTAACAGTAGACGACGCAACTTACGTTAAAATGAAAGATACCCTATACTGAGGGGACGCAGGTAAAGCGAGTAGGGCTAAGGCTCAGATAGAAAGCAGTTACGACGACGCTAAGTATAACAGCTTTCTTTCTCAGTTAAACAGCATGGAAACTCCCGCTTCTACGCCTGCTAATACAGGAACTCCTAAACAAACAGCAGCGGAAACTCCTACTACAAACGTAGAAACTCCCGCTACTCCAGTTTCTACTCCTACTCCCGTACAAGGAGAAGTAGTAAAAACTGAAACGGAGGTAAAACAAGAAGGAGCTTTAAAGCCTTTATCTCAGGACTATTATAATCAGACTTCACAAGAAGCACAGGATCAAATAGTTAAAAATCTGAATAATTACAAACAGACTAACCCTGAGTTCTTTTCAGATTACGAATCTTTTAAGAAAAACTTTTCATACGACGCAAGAAGCGAGGAACAGAAAAACACTTTAGATAAATGGTATGGAGGATATCAGAGTGGACTTCAGCTTTCGTCTTTACCTGTTACAGACTTATATACTCAATATAAAGACGGTTCTATATCTACTAACGAATTAGAGAACCTAAGAATATCTAATCCTACTAAATATGCTGAATTACAAGATACTATAAATAGAGGAAACATTATAGCAGCTTACGACGACGATAAAGGAGTAGATACTACAGGTATGAGTATCCAAGACATGGCGTATAACATGCTACAACAGACATTCTTAAACTTTATGAGCGGAGATAAGACAAGCTGAGCTTCAGAGATATTTAGAGGATACGAGGAGAAAATGGAATCTCCCGAAATGTTAGCTTTATCAGATCAAACTACAGAGATTCAAGAACAGATAGAGAACGTAACAGCAGACTTAGACGCTATTAAAAAAACAGTAGAAGCCGAATACGCCGGTACTGGTGCGTCAAGGGCTAAGATTAACGCTATTATCTCAGATAGAAGCTACGATTTACAACTACAGTTAAGAACTCTTAACTCTGAATATAATAAATACGCTACACAGTATAATAACAGAATGCAACAGTACCAAAACGAGTTTACAATGCAGCTTCAAGAGTACCAATTAGGACAACAGGAAAGACAACAACAAATGCAAGAATTAGGATTCGCTATGGATTTAATGTCTTTCGAAACTCCACAGCAAAAAGCAGAAAGAGAATGGGATTACCGAGTAAAACAGCAAGAATATGCTAACGGAAACATTAACTCTAAAGACTATAGTACAAGATATAAAGCAGCACTTAATAGCGTGCAGAATTTACTCTCTCAATATGAGGGAATACCAATGGTAAGGAGTGCTGAGGAAATGGCTGACGATATCTTAAAAGCTATAGATAGCTGAAGCACTTTAGGAAAAGAATTATCTAAGATAAATCAGCAGATACAACAAAAGCCTGAATATAAACAGCTTTATAATGCTACTTATGGAACAGGAAGCTCTAACGCAGGATTCGGAAAAACAATTAAAGTATGAGATATGGAGTTCGTAGAATATAATGGAAATCGATATACAGCAGAACAGATTAAGGAAATGTTTAGAGGGGGACAGACTGGGGCTGCTAAAGAATATAAATTAGTAGACGAAAGCGTATTTAGTACGAATGTATCTCCTATGGGAGTAGACGAGGACGGTAACTTAGACATGACGGGTAATAACTTAGGTAAATTCCTTATGAGAAAAGCTAATGGAACTAAAGGCGGACAATGCGGAAAATTCGTAAACGACTACTTAGAATATATAGGTATGACTGGTGCTACTAATAGATACTACGACAACGAATTATCTACTAAGCTTAACAGTATTAACAGCTACGATCCTAAAGTAGGAACTATCGCAGTATTCGATTACAACCATAAAAGCTCAGACGGAGTTAATTACTGACACGTAGGAATCGTTACTCAGATTACTAACGACGGAATCTACGTAAAGGATAGTAATTACTCAAGCGACGAGAAAATTAAGACAAGATTTATCGCTAAAGGATCTGCAGAACGAGAGAATAACTTAAAAGGATTCTTCGATCCAAGCAAACCTCCTTTAGGAACTACTACTACGGGAACGCAAGAGGAAAATAACTTCGTATCATGAAGTATAGAAGGAGTTCCTTTAGCTTATGAAAGAGCCGTAAAGAACTTAGTTCCTGCTGCATTGCAGAACTCAGACGCAGAAAGAGAGGCTTTAAATACAGTTATTACTAATGCTTTTAAATGAGGTATAGACCAGTCGCAGATAGCTTTAACATTTATGGGATTCAATATTAAAAACGAATCAGATAGAGATTTAGCTTTAGATTTAGTAAATGTAACAAGGACATTAAACGACGATAATAAAGCAGAGGGTATCGTGCAGTCTATCTCAGACTTAATAAATCAAGGAAAATATGCTAACGCTATCCAAACAGTAGAAAATGCGGTTAGTCAGCAAGCTAAACAAGCGGGAAATTATGTATCCGAAGCTTCAGTTAAGAATACTATAAACAAGGCTAATAGTTTAGCTGAATACATGGACGGATTAAATAAATCTCCAGTATGAGTAGTGGAGGGAACTATGCAAGAGTGGCTTAAAAAGCTTTCTTCTAAACAAGCTAAAGAGATATCTAATAGAATAGCACAAATAGAAACTTCTTTAGACATTAAGGACGAGGAAACTTTAAGGAGAATAGTTCCTCAGCTTTCAGATCAGCCTTCAGTATTTATGTCTAAGTTACAAAACTTAGGAGATAATGCTATGGTAGAGCTTAACTGACGAAGGACTATCTACGGATTACCTGCTTTAGATCAGGATTCAGTTATAGACTATTCCAAGAGAGTAGATTTATATAAGAACGGAGGATCAGAAATAGCTACTACTACAGTTAGGAGTAATTCATGATTAAATGTTAAGAACGCTATAGCAGCTATAAACGAACAGTTCGGATTAAAATAATAAAGTTTTATAACATAATATTTTAGCAAATGGCATTGTTAAGAGTAAAGAAAGAGTCTAATACCTATAATCCTAACTATCCTGGATTAAACAAGGCAAGTTACGATAAAATGGTATCGGCTGTTAACAAACTAAATATTCCTGAGGAGGATAAAGAAGCTGCTATGAATCAATGGTATAGGAATAATGTAAAATATCTCCTAAACGATCAGACTTTAGACGAAAGGGCTACGGAGATAAATAAGCAAGCTTACCAGGCAGCAGAAGCTAAGAGTCCGGAAGCAAACGCTCAGTTAAGAATGACAGAGTTCTCTCAAGCTTTAAAAAAGAAATATAACTTAGACGCAACAGCTAACGACTTAGACGTGTTTAATACATACGTAGAGAACTTAGGAGAGGACGGAGTTAATTTAGCTTGACAGTATCTATCCGGGCAGAATAAAAAGCTATGGTACGACGCAGGATTAGAAACCTTTTGAGAGAAATTGGTAGACGCAGGAGTAGGGTTCTTGCAGTCGCCTGGTAAATGGGGATATAACATGGTCGGACAACGGGTTGATAAATTAGGAGAAAAAATAGGATCAGGAATAACTGACGCTATGACGGAGGAACAAAAGCAATGAGTAATAGACTGGCTCGACAGAAACGGGATTATCTCAAGAGAAAATATAGAAGCTTACGGACAGGAAATAGAAAAGAATAGAGAGGAAGGAACGTTATTTAAAGGTAGAGAAGCAACAGATATTAGAACTCCCCTTTTATGAGAGGAAAGAGCTAATTCTAAAGCTACAAAAGTCTGAGAAGTAGTCGGAGATATAGCTACATGAATAGCCTTAACTGCTCCAATGAGTGCTGCATTAGCACCTGCTATGGCATGAGGAACAGCAGCAAACGCCGCTTGAATATGAGCCGTAGAAGGAGGAATCGATACTCTCCTTACTCAATATTGAAGTCAAGGAAACTTAGATATTACTCCTATGCAAGCTATATTGTGAGTATGAGGAGGTGCTTTATGAGGATTTATTACTAATAAATTAGCTAACTTACCTAAGCCTCAGCAAGAGAGTATTAGAAAGGAAGCCTCAGAGTATATAGAGAAATCTATTAAACCTACAGTTAAGGGGAAACAGAGTCAAGCCGCTTACGATAAGTTTATAGACGATACATTAGACGTAACGGATTACATGTCTAAACATAAAGACGTATTGCAATATACAGACGACGCCGGAAATGTCGTTAAGAACGAACTACCTACTAATCTTAGAGAAACTTCAGAAAGCTTAGGAAATCTTAAAAAGTATATTTACGATCAGTATAACGATTTAGCTAAAAAGGCAGGCGACACGGGGGCAAGAGTAGATATAAATAGACTCTACGATAAATTAGACGACTTATCTAAAGACGCCGCAGCTAATATGGCTAATCCTGGATTAAAGACTGCTATAGAAAAATATAAGAATCAGCTTCTACAGTATTCAGACGATTTAGGAACTATATCTATCGCAGACGCTCAGCAGACAACACAGTATTATAATAAGATATTAGAAGCTTACTTTAAAAATCCTGGTGCTATGGCTAACGATCCTTCTACTAATTTAGTAGTAGCTAATCTTAATAGATCTATGAAAGACGCTATAGACGATTCTATAGACGACGCATTAAATAACGCTATAAAGAATGGATCTACAGCTTCAGAAACTTATAGAGGACGAAAGCAATTATACGGTAAGATTAAGACTATCGAGGACGAAGTATCTAAGAGAGCTTTAGTTGAAGCAAGAAAGAATACTAAGGGACTTTCTACAGATATTATAGACGCTTTAGCATGAGGAAATCTCGTAGAAGGATTATTAACTCAGAATCCAAGTGGATTCTTTAAGGGTGCTGTCATGAAGGGAATTAACGCTTATAATAAATACTTAAATAGTCCTAATACTCAGATTAGAAATCTATTTACTTTAGTAGATAAGGTAAATAATCCTACAGCTTTACAGACTTTAGGAACTAATTTAACTAACGATTTAGCGAGAAACGTAGGAGGAGAAATGTTAGCTAAGGTAGGAAATTTGGGAACTAACGCAGCAGAAGTATACGGTAATGTTATGGAGAACTCTAACCTTGACTAATAATATGGAATAAGTAAAAAGAGTAGAGATTTATATCCTACTCTTTTTAAAATGCTCGTTAGTCTTGCATGTCTTGTTATAATTGGTATCGGTATCTATTGTGTCGTTTATGGTATAATCTATTATAGAGAGATTACTAAAGACGATAGAGAATATGCTAAGGAACTAAAGGAAGCTAAAAAAAGACGAAAGCTTGAAGCTGAGGAGAAGGCACAAAAATTAAAGGAAAGCAAAATAGAGAAAAAGAAACTGTCAGAGATTAAAACAGGTAAACCTTGACTCCGATTCCGACTTCTTATAGCGTTTCCTTGTATTCTGATCCTCTGAATTATATATTTTCTATTAAAAGGTATAATATTTTCTTAAAATTACAAAAAAGCCTCGATTTTAAGAGGCATTTTTTGTTTTGAGTTAATAATTATACTACCCTGCTTGTTTTATGTCGCTTATTTTACCAAACCTAACGATACTAACTGCTATTTCTCTATATTTTAGCATAAATTAGAGATATTTCTTTAGCTGTTCCTCGCAGTCTGATAATTTTTTTCTATTTTTTTCGTTAACATAGTGTAAAATACTCTTATAATTTTCGTCGTTTGTTTGGTGTCGCATGGCTGAGTTAATTTCTATAGCCTTTTGGAGGTTCGTTTTAAATTCATTCAGCCTTTTAACTTCCTCTAAAGCGTCCTCTGCTACCTTAGTATAGATATATCCATTTATTCCGAATACTGATATCTCACTTGGATAGTGTTCTAACGCATATATATTACAGTCTAACTTACCATTGTTGGTAGTTCTACCTTTATAGTTATCTTTTACGCATACTTTCCCTCAGATTTTCTTTAAATTTACTGTTACAAGGTTTATAGCATGTCAATATGTAGCAGCTCAGAAATCTGTATCGTTAACTACGGCGTCTTTTAGGTAATCTAACTGGTATTTAGTGTTTCAGTTAAGGTTAGTCATGATATTATATCATTTATCCAGTATTTTATCCACTAATTCGTTATTAGTAGTATCTATTTTGTAATAGGCTACCTTTCCTAACTCTTTATGGTGTTCGTTTCGTCGATCCGCTACTAATTTTACTGCTGACTGGACTCGTCGTCCCTGATTTTTAAACCTTCCCCGTGTATAACTGATCTCGTCTATCTCTTTTATCTCGTCTAAAGTAAACTGATAGTTAAATAAATCTGATATAGCACCGATAGCAGAAAAAATAGTACAGGATTTCTTACTCCGTTCTTGTTTAGACTGATTATATTCGAATATAACGTCGTCCTGTTGGTATAACTGAGGTAAAGCGTCCTCGAATCCGTCGCATATAAGATAGTCGGTAGTCTGTCCTCCTATCCCTAAGCAACCGTTCTCTAATTCCTCCATGTTTATTATTTAGCAGGTAAAAACTTTTTAATAAAATCTGAATTATCCACTTTCTTTTCGTCAAAATACTTTCTACTATAAAATTCAGATTTCTTTCCTACGTTATAAGCTGATACTGGGCGTAGGTATCACATTACACGGGTATAAACCTCGCATGGTGTCCTCTTATTTTGATCTGTTGTCATTCTTTTTTTGATAATAAGGGTTAAATTTGCATAATACCTGGAATATACATTCTCTACAAGACTTTATCCAGGCTATACCTTTATCGCATTTAGTCTTGTCCGTCGATTCCTCGTATTTATCCATTGTTAGTTATTAAAGTTTTATAAATTCCATGTTAATTCTGCTTTCTCATTTCTCGTTCTTATCTATCTCTATTACTCGTCCTCCTATTATGTTATCTAAGTTAAATCTCTTAGAAAGCAGGTTCTCCTTTAAGAAAGCTCAAGGCATGAAAGCATGTATTCCTCTATGTAAGTCGTAAAGGGCTGTATGGTAGTGTCCTAAAGCGAATATGTCAGGCTGATTCTCTACTGGTAAGCTCTCTAAGTATTTCCTCATTTTATAATCCTTAGCGTAACTTAACGATCCTCCTCAATGGTGCAGATTTATATCTATTCCATTCAGCTTTAATCTTGCGTCGTAGAATCCTAAGTTAACTAAATCCTGTCTAACAGTTTCTATCGCTTTACAGATATTTACTCAGTTTTTCTTTAGATAGGCCTCGTCATGATTCCCTCCTATAAAGTATGTAGGGACTCCTACATAAGGATAATTCTTTCTTAGATCCGCTAACTGTTCCTCGAAACCTACTTTATCCTGTTCGAATTGCTGTCAAGTATAAACTCCTTCTCAGTCTACTATATCTCCCGCATGTACGAAACATTCTACCCCTTTATCTTTAGCCCTATCGTAAAACTCTCCTAATTCGTCTTTAGCACATTGTTTAGCCCCGAAATGAGTATCGCTTACTAATCAGAATTTTAAATGTCCTGGTTCTCATATTACTTTATCTATCTCCTTCTTGCTGTTTTGTGCTATATAGTTTAGCATGTCCTTAATGTCTTTCTCCGAATAGTGCTGCAAGAGATCTAATTTCTTTTTCTCCTCCTTGCTGAGTTTAGGGGGTTCTTCCCCTATCTTTTTCTTTAATCGCATTTTTTCTTCGTTACCATTTAAAGCGTCCATAGCTTGTTGCTGAGTAGCTTTAACGGTTCTATATTTCGATACAGTATGTCTATCTATCCCCAATTCTTTTCAGATTTCTGTATTTGTTTTTTCCTGTCAATAGGAACTGATTTTTCCTATCGTTTCTGCATTTAGTTTTACCATATCCATACTCAGTAAAAGCTAAAAGTATTTTGTTTATTATTTTATTACTCTTGGATCGTACCGCTCGTAAGGATCGTTTATATCCCTACTCGTTAGAACGTCTATAAGTCGTTCTTTAACGTCCTCCCTAAGAGCTTTTGAGGAAATATCTACAGTAGTTAATAACTGTTCCGCTATCATTTTATTTTGGAATAAGGTATGTATAGCCCTATGGTTTACGTCCCTTATTACTTCGATATTTCTTGCTATATTAGCCCCTCATTGGCTTTGAGGTAGGAGGTGGTGCTTACTCATTGGTATTTCTTTCTCCTTGTGCTTTGACATTCCTATACTTATCTCTATAAGTTAAAAGCTTTCGTCTTGTCTTAATATTCCTCCCTAATTGTATTAAATCCTGTAACCTATAATATAATCGATCTACCATGTATTCAGTTTAAATAAAAAGCTGATTAAAACTGCTAATAATAAGATTAGAATTTTAATCAGATTTTTTTTCATTTTTCATTTTTACGATTACTAAAGCAGCTAAAGCGTCCTCTCTATGGTAAAATGTTTTAGCATAACTCTTGTTTAATACTCGCTTGTTGTTTCAGCCTAAAAACCGTAGAGATATCTTTCAGTCTTTTTCTCGTTTTTTATATATATTTCGTCCTAAGTCGGATTTAACTATCTTATATTCTCGCATTTGGTTTATTCCTTAGGGGATAAACTATCTATCTTTAAGCTTTTCCATTATCCACTTTAAGTTAGTCTGTATCTCTGTAAGTCTACTATCTAAATCCAGATCCTCTATCTTATCTACCCTCTTTTCTATAGCCTTTAAGTCAGCATTTATCTTAGCCCGTGTAACTCCTAATCAGAATACAAATACTACGATACTAACTACCGTTTGTGGACTGAAAATATAACTAAATCGTTCCTCCATTTTCGTCGTCGGGTAATTCAATTAAAACGTCCTCCTTACGACTCCCTAAATTTTGTATTAACTTCCATATATCGTAGAATATATTAGCACCAGTTCCTATCGCTAATCCGAGTAGAACTAACGCTCAGCTTGCTATCTCTATATCTAAGTAAGGCTTAACTGCAAAAGCACCGCATACCCCTAAAATAAAGCTTAAAGCTATATTTATAGTAGTTGCGAATCTACCTACGAACTGCTCGTAAGCAGGCTTAGCGAAATTAACTATACTCGTAATTACCATAGACGTTCCGAGTAAGATAAGTAAGGTAGTCTGCATATTTTAAAACATTATGTATTAAAATTGTCTATATATAGTTTAATCAAAATTTTTCAGTTGCAACAAAAGTTTTAGTTGCTTTTGAAAATTTACGAATATAATACTTTCGATTTATATAATACTGGCTTTACATGGTAACTACTTGGAACGAAAGAGTTAGACCGACTACGGATCGGGGTGTAAGAACACAGCCTGAAACGAGCCGAAATGGTAGAGTTAGACCTATTACTTATATGACTCCTTTAGAGGACGCATACTCAGAGGTAGCGGACGAATCCGATAACGTTATTTTTGTATTAGCAGACGAGGGAAAGCTTATTCCTGCTACATTCCGAAAGAAAAATCCTTTATTTAATTCTTAAAATATTTCTACATGGCTAAGATATTTCCTATAGATTACGAGGAGAAAAATACTATCGCACCTGGCGACTTTGTCCTATTCTCTGACGCTGAGGACTGAGATAAGATTAAGAAAGCTCAGTATTCAAACCTTAAATGAGAGAAGGGAGATACTGGAACTGCTGCGACTGTTAGTGTTTGATCTACTACTACATGAGCTGCGGGAACTTCGGCTTCCGTTACTAATTCGGGGACGAGTAGTGCTGCTGTTCTAAACTTTACTATTCCTAAGGGGGATAAATGAGATACAGGACAGACTTGACCTGCTATCGTAAGTGCAGCATTTAACGGCGACGATATAGATTTTACAGAGGAGGACTGAAACGTGGTAACTCTTACTAACGCTAAAGTAGACTTAAAAGGAGATAAGGGGGATCCTGGATCTGCCGGAGCTGCAGCTACTATTACAGTAGGAACTACTACTACTTTGGACGCAGGAGATAGTGCAACAGTTACTAATAGTGGAACTTCCTCAGCTGCAGTATTTAACTTTGGTATTCCTAAGTGAGATACTGGAGATACGGGGGCTACATGAAACTGAATCGCAAGTATAACAAGTTCTAAAGCCTGAAAGACTACTACAGTTACTATAACGGAAACTAACTGAGATAGTAATAGCTTTACTGTTGAGGACTGAGCCGACGGACAAGGATCGGGGGACGTTCTCTGACCCAATTCCTCTACTGACGGAGATTTAGTAGTATTCGACGGTGCTACATGAAAGCTAATAAAAGACTGAGGGGCTTTAACTACTAAAGTATTTACTCTTAGTTCTACCTCAGATACTACGAACGCTCAAGCAGCTTATAATTGGTATGCTGCAGGTAAAGAGGCTATAATTCTTTATAGCTGAAACTACTATTACTTTAAAGGAACGGGAAGTAATTCAGTTTATTTCGCTGTTAATGCATATACTCCTTTAGATAATACAGACGTAACAAGTTTAGTACAAAAAACTCTGACTTTAGCCTTAAGCGGAACTACGGTAACTTCCATATCTTCCCGGAATATGAGTTTAACTTCTTATAATGTATTAAGGACGGGAAAGGACTATACTACTCCTTATACTCCTCAATATAATTGAAGCCCTGCTACTAAAAAATACGTAGACGATTCGGTATCTACTTTAATGGGATTAGGGAAGTTCCTAAGTCTTTGGGACGCTACTACATGACAGCCTATCAGCTTTCCTTTATCTACTCCTTATACATATACTACGTGAGATTACTTTCTCGTAGAAACTGTTAGTTCTGCTACTCCTCCAGTTAACTATAAACCTAACGGAAGTAGTTATACATGATCTGCAAGCTCTACTACTGAAAGCGAGGAGTTAGAAGTTTGAGATATTTATATATATGACGGAACTAACTGGCTACTACAATTAAATCATGGAAAGACAGTAAGTTTTTCTGAGATAGCTTGAGATCCTACGGATAATACTAATCTCTGAAACGCTTTAGGAAATAAACAAGATACATTAACTGCAGGAACGGGAATAAACATAGATTCAGATAATGAGATAACTAATACATGAGTAACAAGTATAAATGGTAGTACATGAGCTATAACGATAAATCCATGAATAACTAAGATATTTACTCTTGCTGATACTTCAGACTTAACTAACGCTCAAGCTGCTTATGATTGGGCTCAAAATTGAGGGAACTCTGTTGTTACATATTCAGGAATAAATTATGTTATGTATGGCGACTCTGGTAGGAGTTATCATTCAGCTACATATGCTTGAAATGTAGGAACGGGTAATCGAACCATACTTCGTATGATAGAATTTACTGTGTCCTCTTGAAGTGTAACGGCTATAACTTCAAGAACTAATAATATTCTTATATCTAATACAGCTCCTACCTCTTGAGATAGTAGTAAAATAACATTTGTAATCTAAATCAGACTTTTATAAATCTTTTAAATAACCTATGCCTTGAGTATATATTGGAACTTCTCCTATTAAATGTGCTTATGTAGGAACTACTCCTGTTAAGTGTATTTATGTAGGAACTTGTAAAGTGCGACCTACTGCTCCTTCGGTAGATTTTCTACTAATTGGTGGTTGAGCTTGAGGTTGAGGTTATAAATCTGCTCCTAACTGTTTAGCTTGAGGTTGAGGAGCAGGGGGGCTTATATGTTGCACTAATTATAGCTTAGAAGCCTGAAGCTACCCTATCGTTATTTGAGCTTGAGGTTGTGCCTGAGGAGCATGTGCTAATGGTTGTAGTGGTTGAAACTCTACATTTAACTGATTAACTGCCTACTGAGGTTGAGGTGGTGGTTGAGGTAGAGCCTGTAAATGACTAAATGGTTGAAGCTGAGGTGGTGGTGGTTGTTGCTGTGCCTGAGGTTGTGGTTGCAGCTGACAGTGACACAATGGAGCAAGAAATAATGGTTGAGGTGGTGGTTGAGCTTGAGCTGCTGCGAGTTGAAAAACAGGTGGAGCTTGAATAACTACTACTCTAACAGGTAAGACAGAATGCTTCGCTTGAGGTTGAGGTTGAGGTTGAGGTGGAACAGCAAGTCATGGTTGAGGTGCAGGGTGACCTTCTACTTCTCCATATTGTGCTTGTCCTTGAAGCACTTGTGGTAGTGGTTGAGGTTGAGGAAGTAATGTAAGATATACCTGACATGGAGCTTGAGGAGTATTTATTATAAGATATGCTTGTGGAGCTGCTACTATAACAGGTGGTAACTGCAAATACCTGTGTAACTGATACTGTATACACTGCTTTACTTCAAATGGTACTCTCTGTGTAACTGTTTAACATTTTATATTCTAATATAATTTATTATGGCTTGTGGAGGATCAAAAAAGAGTAGGAATAAGGAAAGAGGTTGCGGTTGAAAAAGAAAATAATTTCCTTATCCTAAAAGCACTTCGTATCATTTAAAGAAAAAAGGAGTCTTAAATCTGACTCCTTTTTCCTATTATTCAGGCTTCTATTTTCATTTCCCTAAGTTCGTTCCTATACTTAGTCTGTAATTCTTTATCTATCTCCTTTCTGCATTTAATACAGTATTCTCTCCTACCTTTTTTCTCTATCTCCTTTCAGCAGCTTTTACAGTTTATATAAGTTACCATTTTGTTATAAACTTAATAAATAAATCTAATTACTTACGCTTGCAATTCTATAAGAATAATATATACTCACTTTGCGTGAGTTTCTATATATTCCTAATTATCAGGAATTGTAGACGGAATTAGATAGTATCCCTTATGGATCTATCTTTTTTTTAATTGCTTAATTTGATTACTCCTATACAAGAAATCCTATAGCTATAGTTTCTATTAGAATAACTACCGTTAGGATTATAACTATCGTGTGTTCCATGTCGTACTCTCTTTCTCGATATGCTGCTAAGGTTTTATAGATTACTAACTGCTTTAATGTTTCTTTATAAAGTTCCTCGTAATCCTGATCCTCTTTATTTTGATCGATAGTTTCCTTAACTATCCTTTTTAAATTGTCCCTTAATGTCTGCATTCAGTACAAGGCTCTAATTGTAAAATAATCGTTTTCCATGTTTATTAGTTATTAAAAAGTAAATCTACATTATTTATAACTTTATCTAAGAAGTCTTTACTAAATTCGTTAGTATGCTGATTAGATATATCGTAGTTAAAATCATTCATTCCTAACCTTAGTGGCGTATGAGCTACCATAGGATATTCTCTCAGATTTATATTACTTTCGTATCCGTATCTTTCCCGATCTGTTCCCGCTCGTACTACTAACGCTTTCTTTTTAAACGCTTTAGCTACATGGTGCAACGAACTATCGCACCCTATAACAGGATATCTCGCACATAAACTAACTACAAATCTCATATTCGGAGTATCTAAAATCTGACAGTTATTTAATACAGGCTGAGAACCTGGCTTAATTACTAAGTAAGGAGTTAATCCTTTCTCTACTAATCTATCTGCTAAATACTGAGCGTCCTCTACCTTTATAGATCTATAGCTTTTATCTGATCCGTTTAGTTCCATAGTCGAACCGAAAGGCTGAAAGAGAATAGGATTACAGCTATCGCATAGATAGTTATTCAGCTTTTCATGTTCTGCTAAGAATAAGCAAGGTTGGGGAGCAGGTGCGGGTAGGTACTTTATCCCGAGCTGTTTAGCTACTATATCTAATCGGTTTTTGGCGTCGTTAAAGAACTCCGGATCTGTATAAGGTTCTATTTCTATATAATCGTTCCCTTTAATTACGTCCTCAAATAATCTCCTATCGTCTAATCCATGCACGGATTTAATGTAAGGATTCCCTCGAAAGACAAGAGGTCGGCTTGTTATAACTTTAACTTCTCTTTGTTTGGCTACTTCAGTAATAGCACCAGACATAGCGACTACTCTCCCTAATCCTCCGTCTATATGAATAACTAAAGGTTTAAGTTCTTTTTCCATGAGTAAATAATAAGATATAAATCTGACTTTAATTAACTTTTTTCTTACCCCTCTTTATGTAATGCTTAAAGTAATATTCGAACGGTCTACTGATTTCTCCCCTAAGTTCCTCGTCTACTCTTTCTCTACATTTAACGCACCGCAGCCCGTTATCTATATGTACTCAGCACCTCCTACAGTTATCTTTCTGCATGTTTAGTCTAAATCTGTCTTAAAAGTATTCTTTATATAATCGTTAGCCCTTTCTATACATGGTTCTATATCGTCCGTTCTTCATGTTCTAAATATCTCTCTATCGTATTCCGGATCTATTCCTAATCGGTATATAGTTCCCTCTCGTCCTTCATTTCCGATTATATCTTCTTCTCCCTTTCTAATAGAAACTCCTAACTTAATATCGCTATTAGTCTTAACTGTATAATGGATATAGTCTGCGAAGCTTAAAACTGAGTTTTTATCTTTTAATTCTTTTAACTCCTTTTTCTTGTTTCCATATTCCCTTTCTAAAGCTATATTTTGTGCTTCTAAATTGTTAATAATAGGATTATTCTCTTTTAAGAGCTTATTTTCCTCTCTTAACTCGTCTATAATCTTAAATCGTCCCTCGATTACGTCCTTGTCTACCTCTACTAAGTTAGATTTTTCGTCTTTCATAAAGACGAGATCTTTTTTTACTTTCTTCATGATATACTAAACATAAAAGATAAAATCTGATTACTCTCAATGTAATAATTCCTCAAACTCTATAATTCTATGTTCTAATTTCTCCTCATATAATTGGTGGTCTTTTATTGTTTCTTTTAGCTTCTTATTTTCTTCTAAAAGCTCGTCTATTCTCTTTTCTAAAGTGAAAACTACTTGTCAGCCTTTCTTTAATATTGTGTTACTGTCTTTTAGCTTTCTATTTTCCTTTTCTAATTCCTCTATTCTTGCTATTTTATCTCGATATCTATTTAGATATCTTTCTCTGTTATTAGAATAATACTTCTTATTATATCCCCTTATCTTATCCTTATTATTCTCTCTCCATGCTTTATTATAAGCTGTCTGTCGTTCTAATCTTTCCTCTTTATGCTCTTTATAATAGTTCTTTTGGTATTCCAATATCTTTTCTCTATGTCTACTATAGTAAGATTCTTTCATGCTGATTATAAACATAAGAACTAAAGATCGGGAGTAAGGGAGTCTAACCCTTTTTCATGTAATTAGCATGCTGTTTTAACGGCAATAGACGAAGCTATATCCTCCCGTTATAAGTAAGCCGCCCCTTACTCCGTAAATGTATTTTTATTCTTTATCTAAGAATGTTTTATATTATATCTTATAACAATACACTCTAAGGGCGGTTAGAGCTGCAGGATTCCATGAGGGAAATTTCTACCCCCGTAAATATCTCTATTTACGCTACCTGACTATCGAACTTTAAAGGCGACGACTCTCCTTTTGGTATTATCTAAGTTTGGCGACTCGGATCTTGTTTAAGAAAGCTGAATATATGAGATATAACGTCTACAGTTCGTCAGTTTCCTAAAGCTTTATATCTCTGACTATCGCTTACTCATTCCGTATAGTTATCCGGTAAAGTCTGTAATCTCTCGCATTCTACCGGAGTTAATTTTCTAATAACTCCACTATATACGCTACTATCTCAAGAGCATGTAAGCGTATTAGCCTTTCCTTTAGTGACTCTACCTCTCCTCGTAGTAGAATTAGGGAAGGAAAGGCTAATACCGTCCCCTTCCTCTGCTACTATATATCCTTTCTTAGTAGCTTGCTTTATTCTAACTTCTCCGTCTACTACGTCTACTAACTCGTTAGGAATTTTAACTACTTTAGGATCTTTATAGTCCCTCGCTAATAAGGTAGGTACTTTATCGTCTTTCCGTCCATTAGCTTCAAACTCTCTCGAGCCTGGAGAATAACTTACCGTAATCTTTTTTTCTGAATTATCTCCTACATTAGTAGTCTTAGTTAATCTCTCTCGACGTTCTTTACTAAATATATATTTCTCGTCTACTTCATGCTGTAAAATATCTTTAAGCAAAATTCCCTTATCTTTAGGCTGAGTAATACCAGGTATATTCGTTCGATATAATCTCCTACGATTCTGAGCTGAAACGAGTCCACTATTTATCTCTATAGGCTTTACTCATAACTCATTACTGATTATCTCTACTCGTTCCTTTTTCATTTTAACATTTTCGAGTAGGAAGTATTTAGGCTTAATCTCTCTTACCAGTCTAACAAATTCGAAGAATAACTTAGAGCGTGGATCGTTAAAGTTTAGCATTTTACCTGCTACGCTAAATCCTTGACATGGAGAACCTCCTATAATTAAGTCGATATCCTTAAAGTCCTCTCCTTTTATGTTACATACGTCCCCGATCTGGATTATGTCGGGGTGGTTCTTTTGTGCTATCTGAATAGCGTATTTATCGATCTCGCTTGCGTAGTATACGTCAATAGGTATTCAAGCCCTTAGTAACGCTTCGTATCAGCAAGCTATACCGTCGAATAAACTAAGAACTCTCATTTTAATGATACATTTTGTAATTAAATCGAACGCAAAATCCTATTACTGCTACTATCGTTATCCAGGCTAAAGCCTCTATTATCTTATCTGATTTTTCCATGTTAGTTTCTTTCATGTAAGTTAAATGTTTGTGGATTTATCTTATGTTGGTAGATCGTATAAAAGCACCCTATCATGTTTCTTTCTCGGTTACCGCTTTTACTTGTTGCATATCTATAACTACTTGCGTTAGGTTCTATACAGTTTCCCGCTCAGTTAAGACAGGAAATAGTCTGATTATTCTTTAACATGTCGTTATTTAACGTAGCACCTATAGCAGCTAATCCCGCTCATTGGTTAGCGAAACAACGTCTATTGTTTGGATTGTCGGTATTACCTACGTTTCCATAGTTCCAGCACCCAGGTAAACCATACTTTCATTTTGTACCTCAAGAGGTCTCTGTTATTGCAATACACAAAATCGTCCCCTCCTTTAGTCAATAATAATTTTCCGTCTCCCAGATTATGTCGGCTGGTAAATTATACTTCTCGCATAATTCTATAAATCTCTGGTGGCTTTCGCTTGCCGTAAGAACTGGCATTTCCTGTGCGTTTCATTCGCTATTTAGATCTCCGGGTTGTCGTTCTTCGATAATTTCTTCTTCTAAGTCAGATTTTTCCTCCTCCTCGCTATATGAAGCCCCTCGAGATCGGGGTAAAAGCATACCGAATAATGCTATTATCATTCATAGGATAACATATATTCCATTATCCTTAAAAGTCTTAAAGCTGTTTAATTTATATTCCATGTTTTGTATTAAGATATAAATAGTTAGAACGGTAAGCTATCGTTCTTAGCGTTCTCTTTTAGATCTACTTCTATTCCTGCACTATAAGTTGACATAGCCTCCTCGTAGATCCTATTCGCTAAAGCTACTGCGTTCTGAAAGTCTGTATCTTTCTTATAAACTAACTCGAAAGCTAATTTATAAGCCATACCTACCATAGCACCTCTATTAGTAGATTCAGCGTTAAAAGGTTTCTTTTGGAAAGGATTTTCTTTTACCTCTTTCCATTTTTTACCTTCCTCTACTACCTCATAGGATATTGTATCTCCTACTTTAAAAGCGTCCGCTTTCTTTTTACCTAAGGTAATAGTTTCTCAGTTATCTAACTTTAACTGGATATAGAACACGCTTCCATGTTCTCCCTTCCATTCTTTAGATCCTAAGATTTCTAATACTTTTCCTTGTTTCATGTTTCTAACAAATAATAAGCTAAATTTCTTTATAAATTGGTTCGTCGTTTCATTCTATCCCTAACTCTTGCATAATCTCCCTAAGCCTCATTTCGGCTTCAGATTTATGTACGCTAATAGGACAGAACTCGTAAAGGTCGTCGTTTATATAGATAGCATATCTATAAACGTCCCCGTCCTCCTCTAACCTAACTGAATTAGGGGCGTAAGTTTTAATCGTTGTCATAAGTCCTTTTATAAGTATCTAAATATCGTTTAACTGCTGTTTCTCTCTTGTCGAGATCATTACCAAACAGCGTAAAGTATTCCATAAAGGAATGGAATCAGATTCCCCTTAAAAATACCTTAAATCTGAGTTCCTTTTCTACCATTTCTATTCTTTCTTTAGACATGATTAGTCAATTACTAATTTAAACCTCTTAGCTATCTCTTGGAAATATTCAGGATTTTGTCTTTCCTCTATCTCTACTGCATGACTCCACTTATATTTTCCTAACTGTTCGTCGAACTTCTCCATAAATCAGATTACCATAGTTCTACCGTCCTCTCGTTCCTTAACTCTCATTAACTCGTATATTCCGTTATCTCATGCTTTCTCTTGTCTATAAGCCTTTAGGTGGTCGTTAATTTCCTGTTCCTTGTTTCGTCTATAGCTTTCCTGCTTTCTCTTATTCAGCTTTTCTATACTTTCCTCTGCTACGTCTATCTTTACTCCTTGTCCTTTCATTCTTCAGTACCATAATCGGATATTGCTTTCCGTATAGTTTCCTTTATCTCCATTATCGAAGTAGTTAGTTACAGCTGATATCTGCTCTCCAGTTAATGGTTGGATTTTCATTTTCTCCATGAGTAGCTTTATTAGAATTTAAAATCTGTTCTGCTTCTTGTCTAATCCTAAGTCTTTCTCTTTCTCTCATAGCTTCACTCTGTTTAGGTGCTACGTTAGTTTCTTTCTTAGCCCGATTCAGAATTGTGTAGTAGTGCGACTTATACCTTTTACCGGTAGAACCTATGTAGTTATTTAGCTTATCGATCAGCTCTCAGGTTTGCTTAATCCCGTAGAGTTCTATAAGCTTGTCGTATTCTGCTTCGGCTAAATAAACAAAATCTAAATATTTCTTTTTATATATTTTTTCTTTATTATTATCTTCTATACTTCTTATATCTTCTTTATTCTTCTTTATACTTCTTATTCTTCATGTGTTTTTTTCTGTTTGTGTCTGTTCCTCTCTGTTTTTCTCTGTTTTAATACGATTTCCCAGTTTATCTCGGTTTTTTCTTGCGTTCTGATTTCCTTTCATATACTCAGACTTAGCAGCGGAGATCTCGTCAGACTTATTTATGCTATACATAGGTCAGAGTAATAAAGCTTTAATAATCGGATTAGTCGGCTCATTACCATATAATCCATACTCCATTAAAGATTCGTAATACTCAGTTTTGAGATCCTCCGGAAGTTCCTTTCAGATTTTGTAGAAAAGCTCGTAGCACCTGAAAAACTGCTTTTCCATGATAGATTAGTTTTGTAAAGTAAATTCTCCTTTCTTTAGAGGATTCCCTATAGGACGTAATCCTTCTCCTAATACATACCTCGTCTTATAGAAATATCCCCCCTTTCTTACGATTTCCTGGATAGATCCTTTCTTATCTATTCAGTAATAGTTCTTTCAGTTTCCCTTGCTTATTAGTTTCATACTCCTAACTGTAAGAAAAATAAAAAATACTACCCGTTTTTTGTCTTAGCTATACGAGTAGTATTTTAGGTTCTCTTACATGAGTTCTAACTAAAATAATCGTCTACTCATATTCGCTGCAGGAGGGTTTCGTACCTGCAGCAAATATGAATAAACGATACCTGCTGCGAAACCCTTTCTTTTTGATCTAAGCTTTTTTTTGTGCGGTAGACTAATTGTGGTAGAGCCTTATATTGTGTATGGTAAAAAAAAGCTTATATCGTGTCGATATAAGCGGTTATATTGTATTTATTAGCTGCAGTTTTTAGGAGATAGTAGTTCTGAACTGCTATCAAGGTACATTGTGCAAACTATTTAGATACATTTTTTAACCCTTGTTAGGGCTTTATAACTTTATATCGACAATGTTCGCATTGTCATTCGAACGATATAAGTATATTCATATTTTAAAATAATGCAAGTTTTTTTTATGATTTTTTTCTTAAATTCAAAAACACAGTTTAAAATAGGGGATTTTAAACACTAAAAAAGTATAAGTTTTTACACTCTCCTACATGATCGGGATTAAATTTTGAGTATCCCTCAATTTTTTGTTGCTGTAATCTAAGTAAGTCTGCGTAGTTTTAATATTCTTATGTCCTAATATCTGACTTATAAACGTTATATCTCCTCCATGCTCTAACATTTGAGTCGCACAGGTATGACGTAGCATGTGAGGTCGTACCTTACCTATTCATGCTTTCTCTCCCGCTTTCCTTATAATTTCCTCTACTGCTGCCCTGCTTAAATCCCCTCCTAAATTGTTATTAGAATGAGAAACGAAAATATTATCAGATTTTATTCCTATCTTTTTCCTTAAAAACAAATAATATTCTATAACCTTAACATGCTCTGGACGTAAACAAACAAGCCTTCTAACTCAGCCTTTACCTATTATCTGCATATTCTCTCCTAAGTCCTCTACCTTTAGATCTATAAGCTCTTGTACTCTTAATCCCGAATAAACAAACACTAACCCCATAGCATAATCCCTTATTCTGAGGATCTCTGACTTATCCGGATCATTTTTTAACTGATTCAAAAGTAGCTTAGTAGCGTCCCCTGTTAAAGCTTCTATCTTATATTCAGGTTCTCTTGCAAACATTATCCTTTCTCCGTCTAATACTCTTAGTCCCTTATGCTTACAGAATTTAAGAAACATTTTAATTCAAGCTAAATAGTTATTTACCGTTCTGACTTTTTTCCCTTTATCTATACAGTAGTCGTTAAAATCCTCTATATCTTCAAGCTCTATCGTATGAGGATATCAGACTCCCCTTTCTCCTAAAGAAACAGATCTAACGTAATCGTCGAAAAATCTTAAAGTCCTACAGTAGTTATCTACAGTAGATTTTGAATATCATTTAGTAGCCTTTAATCGCTTACTAAACTCTCCTACTATCATATACATTTTTTCCATTAACTTAAAAAATTAAAAACGAAAGCTCTACCGTTTTTTTAACTTTTTTACAATTAGTCCGTAATATAATATAAAAAAGTCAATATCGAAAACAAGCTTAACTTGTGTAAAGTTGAAAACGAAAAGTTATCAGCCTTATTTTTGGCTTAAAAAGTATTGAATTATTAAATTTCGTAAGTATAATTAGATCGGTAGAAAGACTAAACATGGTAGAGCCGTCATTTATTCCTGACGGCGTTTTAGCTTATGGTAAAAACTAAAAAGAGAAAATCTGAATTAAAAATCTGCGACGATCTATGGTCTAAGCTTATTAAGGTTAGAGCAGGTTTTAAATGCGAATACTGTGGAGGTACTAAATACCTAAACTCGCACCATATCTTTACGAGGAATAATTACTCTACGAGATACGACTTAGATAATGGTATATGTTTATGCAGCAAACACCATACTTTAAGTAGCGAGTTCTCAGCTCATAAAACACCTATGGAGTTCTCGGAACGGATCATGGAGAAAAGAGGACAAGAACGATACGACAGATTAAAAGCTAAAACTAAAGCCTTACGGGACAAGGATTACGAGAAAATCGAAACATATCTTATAGAGGAAACTAAGAAGCTGACAAGCTAAAGTCAGACTTTTTTATTTTTTTTAAACAAAATTCAAATGATAAAACATGTAACAGATTCCGAAAGACTACTAACAGCTTCCCTAAATAGAAAAGAAACACAGTTAAAGGAAGCCTACGAGAAAATAGATAGACAGGAAGCAGAAATCAGAGCGTTAACTACATACATAACAGAGTTAAGGAACTCTAACAAAATCCTATGTAATCAGATTTCTAATTTATTTTCTTACCATAGAAACCATGTCTAAAATCTCAGACTTATATGGATTTGGAGATATAAAGTATTACTGGAAACTCCATATCCTAAGACAACAACAAATGGGAACGACTCCCGTAACTTACGAACAGTTCCGAAGGAGATTAAAAGCTAACCGAACTCTAAAGGAGGCTATTTATACTCCCGCTGAAGTTAAGAGTAAAACAAGGGACTACTGATCTAATAGGGACTGAATTAGAAAAGCTAACTTAATAGCAAACGATATCCGATTTAAAGGAGAGTGGTTAGATCATGTATTCAGAAAAGCCGATAACGAATACTTACCAAATACGGATAAAGATATGTCCTACGAAAAGTTATTTCCTAAACCTACCTTACGAAACAGATTTAAAAACCTTTTTAGAAGGTAATCAGATTTATTTCTTTTCCTTTCCCTAATGAAGTTTTGAGAATACGATATCCATATATCAGATAAAGAATTAGATAGACAACGACACGAGGATAAACAATTCGCTGACGAGTTTATTAAAGACGCAACCTTCTTAGCTACTACATGAAACTGACCTGGATTTGGGAGAAACGACATTTACCTAAAAGACGGTAAACGATATCTTATTCCTGACTGAGTAGGAGTTTATGAGATATTAGATAATGATTTTAAAAAGTTACGTAAATTAAATGCCTAAGCAAAAACGAAATTGGAATCAGTTAAAACAAGAATTTATGGAAACAGAGTTAGACGTTTCAGTCAGTGCTTTTTTAGTAAGTAAATGAGTGCCAAATAATTCAAGAAGTAGATTAAATACTAAAGGACGGACTAAAGAAAGAAAAGAAGTTAAAAAAAAGGTTATGAAAGTCGCTATAGATAAGTCCATTGTTAAACAAGCTAAAGCGTTAGAGATTCCTATGGACGAACTCATGCTATCTAAGAAAGAAGCTGTATCAAAAGTTATGCAGCAAGTTTTAGAAAAGGATCTGGATATACAAGACTTAGAAAGGACGATAAAGATTTTAAGGACAGAATTAGGATTACCTACTTCTTACTCTAAAAATGAGAATATGAATACAGAGAAAATCGAGGGAATACACATTATCATGGGGAAAAATCTTATTGACAAGAAAGAAAATGATAAAAATAATGTTTAGTAGTTCGGAACTATGAAAAGTGAGGAATGCCTCACGGGGAAAACGCAAGTAGAAAATAGGTTCGGATTTTATTTATAACAAAATGTCAAGTAATGCCTAAAAGGAATATTGCTACTACGTTAGCAGTAGAACAAAGACAGTATAAAAACGCTGAGTTAATCCTCTGCGAGTTTATGTCCCTACAAGAATACGACGTAGACGAAGGTAAGATTCCGACTTATAAAGATTTTAACCTCCAGGAGTTCCATGACTTCGTGGCGGATAAAATAGAAGCTTTAGATCCTATAATATGACAAAAAAGGTGACCGTATCAAACAACGAAAGAGTAAAAGAGATTTACTCGAACCTTAAATCAGATTTAACTCTATGTATTAAATACCATAGGAGAAATAAACCTGAGTTAGTTAAGGAGTATTTCGGAACGGACGTTCGAAACGAAATACAACAACAGTTAGACGTAATCTGTAAGCCTTTCTCTTACGTACAAATGGTACAAATAGGGAAAGTTATATCAGATTTACATACTTTTTATATTTTACCTACTGACGAATGATCGACAGAATTAAGTCAGAGCTTATCGCAAAAAGGGACGAGCTTAGACGAAAAAACAACCTTAGAAGCTTAGAGGTTATTAACTGGATAGAGGATCTACTCAAAATGTTAGAGGATAAACCCGAACCAGTTAAAAAGGAAATTAAAGTAGAGCTTCCAGAGGAAAGCGTAGAGGAAGTAGTAGAGGAAAAGAAACCTACTCCTAAAAGGAAAATCGTTTTTAAAAAGAAGTAGTAAACCATGCTCGTAGAATTTGAAGCTACAGATAAACAAGCTGAAGCTATGAAGTTTCTTAAAGACGACGTTACTACGGAAATCTGATTCGGAGGGGCTGCATGAGGAAGTAAAACTCGGTTAGGAGATTTCGCTATATGGAGTTTCTGTCAGCAGCTTCCCTGAAGCAGACGAGTAATAGGGAGAAAGGAATTAGTAAACCTTAGAAGGACTACTCTTGCTACTTATTTTAAGATTATGGATTTTTATAATATCCCTAAACCTTATCGAGGAGTCCTTAACTGACAGACTAATACTATAACTTTTCCTAACGGTAGCGAAATTATCTTATTAGACTTAGCAGCTCAGCCTTCAGATCCGGAACGGACAAGGTTTTGATCGTTGGAGATTACCTGAGCGTTTATAGACGAAGCTAACGAGGTAGACGCTAAAGGTATCGCTATGTTAAAGACAAGGATAGGTAGACAAAATGTATTCCATAATATAGAGATAATGGACGACGACTGAAACGTTAAGTTTTATGAAACGTATAAGAAATGTCCTAAGTTTTTGGAGTGCTTTAATCCTAACAAGGGACACGTATATAACGACTACTATAAACCACGAAAGGAAGGAACTTTACCTCCTTATAGAAAGTTTATAAGGGCTACTGCATGAGATAATCCTTATCTACCGCCTGAGTATGTCGAGCAGTTAGAGAGAAGCGACGAGATAACTAAACAGAGATTACTCTACGGAAACTTCGACTACGACGATACTCCAGGAAAGTTATTTAGACGGGACGAAATATCAGACTTATTCGACGCTAATATACAGCCTAACGATACAGTCTATATTACATGCGACGTAGCAAGACTGGGGGACGATAAAACAGTTATAATCGTTCGAAAAGGCTTAGACTGAATAGACGTTAGAACGTATCAAGGACAGACTACGGATCAAACAGCTAACGTTATTAAAGACTTAGAAAGGTTTTATAATTGCAGGAGATCTAATATAGCAATAGATAGCGACTGAGTAGGAGGCGGAGTTGCGGATCAGTTAAGAGGTTGCGTAAACTTTATAAACAATGGAACTCCTATAACGCAAAAAGACGAGATCAGGAACTATGCTAACCTTAAAACGCAATGCTACTTTAAACTCAAGTATTTAATGGAGAAAAGGGAAATCAGAATTACGACTTCCTGAGAGATTAAAGATAGAATCCAGGTAGAGTTAGATAATATCCTTGTTAAAGACATAGAAGGAGAAAGTAAAGTAAAATTAGAAAGCAAGGAGGATATGAAAAAAAGGTTAGGACATTCTCCGGACTATGCAGACGCTATTTGTATGAGAATGTATCGAGAGTTAAATAGATATAATTCCCCTATCGAAAAGACGGAGATAATCAGAGTTAATTTTGACGATATGTTATACTAAAGTTTAGTTGCATTTGAAAAATTCCGAATATAATACTTGGGAATTTATATTACATAACTAAGCATGGATAAGTCAGCTATACTTACTCAAATACAGAGAGAATATGCTTTAGGACTAAACTATGTAAGACCTGTTAGGATTAGGTACAGAGATAGAATCATGAAACGAAACCCTCAAGCTAAGAACTGAGGGAAAATTATAAATATTAACATGGTAGGAAATTACATAGATACTCTTATAGCTTCTTTCTTTACTAACGGGGTTAAATGTAAATTTATCTCAAGGAACGGTTGGATCTGAGAGGAGGAAGCTCAGAACCTAAACGCCGTAGCTGAATTTGACGAGAGAGAGGGTGCTATGCAGCAGCTTAAATATCAGGTAGAACAGGATAGCTTATTTTTCGGAGTATGAATCTTAAACAAGACAGGATTCGACCATAATACATTGACTAATACATGGAGAGCTGTTAATCCCCTTTCATGGATTCCTGATCCATTACCTACACAGACAGGACAATTTGACGGAAAGAATTATAGGTTTCATGGATTTTGCATGTTAACTAATATTCATGACGTTAAAAACATATACGACAAGAAGGCTATCGATAGACGGTTCGCTAAAATGTATAATATCGAAAGCACGTTAAATAGAGAAGCTTATTCTAATAAAGCCGGAACATGACCTATTATCGTAGACGAGATAGAGGATAACTTCGCTTTAGATATCTATATCCATTATACGATTATAGACGGTAAAAAATGGAAGTTCGTTTGTAGTCCGGATATTAGCGAAATCTTTTACCAGGAAAAACTACAACCAGTAACTAAAGAGGAAAAGTTAGACGAAACTCTAATTCCTCGACCAGTTTTATTAAACTATTACGATCCAGTTAGAGGAAATCCTTTCGGTACTTCTATCTGTGACAAAGTAGAGGATAAGCAGAACGCTAAATCTATATTAGCTAATCTATCTCTTATGAAAGCTAAAAGAGAAGCTACTGGAGGAGATTTCTTAGTTAATAGTAGACTTATTAAGAATAAAGAGGA